ATTGCGCGCCGATACCGCGACATTGCGGCGAACCAGCACAAATTCGCCCTTCATCTCAACCGACACACGGTCTGGAAGCGTGTTTTCTTTAGTCATGGCTCTACCTTTCACGAGGCGCGCGGACGATTGTCCCGTCAAAGCGCCGCCATTGAGTGATGGTCCGGGGTTTCTTGATGCCAGCGGCACGCTTGCGAATGCGGGCGGACTTCGACTTCTGCTTCACGTCCTCGGCTGTCTTGACGCGGTGTGCGGAGCGGAGGGCGGGAGCCAGGTTCGATTCCCGGTGTTCGCCCCCATTGATTAGCGCCACCACGTGGTCGCACTCCCACGCTTCGCCGGCTATGATCTTTCGGCCCGTGATGTGGCAAACCCCGCCAGCGCGCTCGAACACGCGGAGGCGGACGCGATCAGGGATCTTTGTGTCGTCGGTTTTCCCGATCCACTCCGGGACTTCGCGGCTCATGCTGCCACCTCAGCGTCGTCCTGGAACTTCACGCCGAGCTGCGCGCCGAACATGAACACCAGTTCAATCAAATCCGTCATTTCGGCCTTGCTCAGATCCGACGACGACCGGCCAAGGTTGACGAAGCCGTTCCCGTTCATATTCGGAACCATGCGGACTTCACGCTTGAGGCCGTCGAGGAAGATCAGCTTCCAGTCATCGGGCGAGAGCTTGACGCCATGCCAGCGGACTTGCGTAGCTACATCGCTGAGCATGGCCCACATGCGGGAATTCTGCTCGGTCGAGCGCTTGGCTTCCTTGAACTCCACGCGGGTGCCGTAGGGCAGTTCGTGCGCCCACAGCGCCGCTCGCTTGCGGTCGTTCTGGCTGCGAAGGACGATGAGGGCGCGGGCCATTAGAACGGGATCTCCGAATCCGAGAGATCGCGAGCGTCAGGGTTGTCGTTGGGCTCAGGGCGTTCCGCGCGGTCCTGACCGGGAGGCCCGTCAAGCATGGTCAGCACGCCGCCGAAGCCTTGAAGAACGACTTCGGTGCTGTACTTTTCCTGCCCGCTCTGGTCGGTCCATTTGCGAGTCTGAAGCGTGCCCTCGATGTAGACCTTGGAGCCCTTGCGCACGTAGCTTTCGCAGACCTTCGCAAGCCCCTCGTTGAACACCGTTACCCGGTGCCACTCTGTCTTTTCCTTGCGCTCGCCGCTGTTGCGGTCGCGCCAAGTTTCGGACGTGGCAATGCGGAGGTTCGCAATTGCCTTACCGTCTTGCGTGCGGCGGATTTCAGGGTCGGCCCCAAGATTGCCGACCAGAATGACCTTGTTGACACTGCCAGCCATGATTCACTCCGCTGCTTGTGATGTGGGTTCGCCATAGCGGCGGATGGTGTCGACCACGCCCATCAATTCCTCGTTGAAGCGATCAACGGCGAAGGCGAGCGTGTTGATGTAATCGTCATCGCGGGTGACCCGGACAACGAGAAGCGGGAGGCCGCGTGAGTACGACACGAAGTCCCAGAATGACCGGCCCGTGACCCACATGCAGCCTTGAACTTGGGCCTTGTGTTCGGGCGGCAGGTCGTTCGCCAGAAGGCGCTCGATCTGGATATGCGGAGCGGCAGACTTGATCTCCAATCCGCCGTCATCGCCCACGAGGCTGTCAGGGCTGCACCCTTTGATGTCATCGCAGATGAAGCCGACAAGCTGCGGGTCCACATCCTTCAGGATCGAATAGTCCCGGCGCGCCTCAGGCTCCCACTCGTGCCCGCGCTCCATATGCGCGTTGCTGTAGGACTCAGCGGGCAAGCCGGTGATGATCTCACCCGCGAGCTTGAGCATGTAGGTGCGGCGCGTCTTGCTCGCTCCACCGTCGCGGCCCTTTGCCATGACAGTCGAGAATTCCGACGCCGTCACCTTGCCAGCCCGCGCCGCATGCCATTCGGGAGACCCTTGCGGAAGCTCCTCGGCGGCGTAGATGCGCACGCTCATTGCTTCTGCCCCTTCTTCTGGTTCAGAAGCTGCTTGGCGCGCTCGAACGACTTGACTGGAAGGTCCGCGAGAGACGGCGCGTTGAACGCCGCGCAGAACCGGCGAATGTCGGACTGTGTCTCGTCGATCAGAGCCTGAATCTCGTCGCGCTGTTCGTCGGAAATGACTTCCCCGCCGCCAGTCGCGCCAGCGTCGTCATCCTCGGAAGACGCAAGGCCAAGCATCTGGCAGAGCGAATACCGCTGGAGGTAGGTGAGGGTGGAGCCGATAGCCTGGATCGCGTTCTTACTGCCAGACGTGTCGGAGGGACCGGCAAGCGTGGCCTCCTCGGAGTGCCCCTGTTTGTGCGACAGGACGCACGTCACGCGGATCAGCTTTTCATCCTGCTCGGCACGGAAGCGATAGGACAGGCCATAGCCCGCAAGGATCGGGTCAATGGTCCGCGCGATCTGGGCGAAGTCCGCGTACCGGCGATTGTTGTGGCCGGTGGCGTTCTTTTCGATGACCGGGATGTCGCTCTTGGCCGAGCTGACAGCGGCATCAAACGCCTTGCGCGCTTCACCGGCTTCCCAGCGGTCGCGAAGGTCCATCAGCTTCGTCAGGACTTCGACGCTGGCGCCGTTGGAAACAGCCTGTGACAGCATCTCCATTGGCGTCATCGCCATGCTGGTCTGTATGCGCCGATTCTCACCGAACGCGGAATGTTCAACAACAGCTTGCGACATCACTTTGCCTTTCTCTTCTGTCGGCGGCGCAAAAGACGCGCGACGTATTTCTTGAGGAGCCGCGTTGTCTCCGCCTTCTTGCGTGCCAATACGCGGGCTGTAGGGCCGGGGCGGGTCATGCAGCCCTCCTCTGGCGACTGTTGAGGATCGTTCTGGCAATCGACACACGCGCTTCACAGGCCCCGCGCTCTTTCGGGCTAAGGGCCGCTGAAATCTCCTCGCGCGCTCCATCGAAGTCCCCGATGAGCAATGCCACATAGGCATTCATGAACCGCCGCGCGTATTCCGGCTCGAAGTCGCGAGAGGCGAGTTCTTCAATAAGCGCGTCCGTTTCGAACTCGCTCAGGCAAACATCAACCTCAACAGTCTGTGTGACACTCCTACCCATCACGCATCCCCCTGAGTTACAGAAGTGTGGACACGTCCTTCACGTGCTTCTGTGAAGACGACTTCAAGGGTTTCAGACGAAACCTCGGAAGCAAGCCTCATGAATTCGATGGCGTGCTTACGGTCGCCAGCAAGGGCGAAGCGGCGAGCCTGATCGATGAACCTGTTGGCCTGTGCGTCGAGTTGGTTCAAGGTCATGCCCACTCCCTTTCCGCCATGCGCCGAAGGGCGATCACAGCAAGCGTGTTCGGGTGTATGGATATTGCGAAGATGAGAGCGAGGGTCATGAACGGCCCTCTGCTTTGGCGATGAGGCTCCGTGCAGCCGCATGGACGGGATTGTTGTGATGCGCGGCATGGATCTCGAGCAAGCTTCGGAGGCTCTCCAAGAGATCGTCGCGCTGCTCAGTGAGCATCTGCTTCGCCGTCTTGTGGCAGCCACAAGAGCTAGTCGTGATGCCCTCAAAGTTCGGGCATTCCCTATCGCTGCAGCGGTGAACCGGAGTGTGCATGCCCATCAGCAGCCTCCCCAGCGGCGCATGTCATCGAACGTGCCGACACATGAAGCCTTCACGAGATCGGGGACTTCGACGCCGACGCTTTCGAGGAAAGACACGATGTCGTCGTGGAGCGTGTCACCACGCTTGATGGCGCGATCAACGACCGCCTCGCACACTTCGACCGTGACGTTACGGACCGTGCCGCTCGCTTCGTCGATGTGCAGGATCTTGTGCGGGTCGTTGTGCTCGCATGTCGCGAGATCCTTCACGACCTGATCGAACGAGACCGTGGCAACGCCCTGCTCGTGAAACCAAGGGCCATCATGCGACCGCTCGATAACGATGTGGGTGTTGATGGGCGCTTCGGCTTTCAGCCAGCGTTCATGCGGGAGGAGTTCGGTGCGGGGCATGTCTGCTCTCCAAATCGGATGAGCAATAGTGCCCGCATTGGGCACCTTGAGTCAAGCCCATAATGGGCACTTTTCTGATTTTTGTTTCTGGGCACCTTTTGGGCGAGGGCTCCAGTCAACAAAAAAGCCGCCCCGGAGGACGGCCTTAAATGCGAATAGGCCGCTCTTTCGAACGGCCTATTGAGTGGATTTCTCCCACCGCCACCCGGTTTCCCGGGAATGCAGACCGCACGGCTTAGGGGCCGGTCGCTTTGCGGTTTGCGTAATACAAATACGCTTCTCTGGAAGAAAGTTCAAATGAAACTGGCCGGGCCTTGGATCGCTTACCCGGCCAGTTCGCTCGCATACCCCCAACGCCTTGTTTCATCGGACGTATGGCGGTGGGAGAGGGATTCGAACCCCCGGAGGAAGCGACTCCCCTTCGGATTTACAGTCCGCTGCAATAGACCGCTCTGCCATCCCACCTAGGGTTAATTTACGCGAGTCTTTAGGTGGGCGCTAGTCAGGGTAGTGCTACCAGCTTGGGCTGGGGCGGAAGTACCAGGCGCACACGAGGAGGAAAACGCCGATGCCGATGTTGAGCGGCTGGCTCCCGTAGCTCGGCGCCCAAGGCGCGTAGCAGAAGCCCGCTCCAATTCCCGCAAGCGCGGCAATCCCCAGAATTCTCAATGCCCGAAGAAACCTGTCCATGACCTACCCCCTTCGCCAAGCGTCGGACGGGATGCGAAACCGGAAGGGCCGCGCCCACAAGACCTCTACGTCCTCGATGTCTTCGGCGTTCGAGCTTACGAGGGTGAACAAGGTCGGGTGAGAGCCGCGCCGGATGCGCTTGATGAACATCCGGTCGTCCGCCAGCTTCACGACGCAAACCTTGCCGACCAGATCTCCCGGCGGTCGCTCGTCCCTGCCATAGCCGACCAGATCGCCATCCTCGAACACCGGCAGCATGGAGGAGCCCCGCACGATTACGGCGACGGTAGACGGGTCCACGGCAAAATCCACCTCTACCTCTTCAAGAGAAGCCCCAATCTCATGGTCGTCAAAGGGGTAGATCTCAGACCCTGCCCCGACATAGCCAAGCACGGGGACCGTATGTGAGGGCGCCTCACCGAGGAACGCCCCTTCGGGCTCGCCTAGAGCCTCGGACGCGCGAGCAATCCAGACGTCACTCAGGCGCCGATCACCCTTCTCCAGTTTGATAAGCTGGTTCTTCGTCGTGCCCATGCGCTCGGCCAATTCGGGCTGAGTGAGGCCGTGTTTTACCCGCAACGCTTTGAGATTGTTCCCCATCTGGGCACCATATCCAAAGCGGAATAGGGGTCGAGTGTCCAAAGTGGGCACTATCATGTTGACAGCCAGTGCCCATATAGGGCACTCTTCTCTTCATGACCCTGACCGAATTCCTTCGCGAGCGCCGCATGACCTACGAGGAGTTTGCCTCCTCGATCGGTTCGTCCCCATTCACTGTTGGGAAATGGGCGCGCGGCGAGCGAACGCCGAGACGGCACCACCTCGCAAAAATCCTCCAAGCCACGGACGGCGCTGTAACGGCGAACGATTTCGTTGCTGAGCCCGTGAGGGCCGCATGACGACCCCATCAGACAATCCCGGCAGCAATCAAAGCTCTCCTGTAGGCGAAGACCTCAAGGATGTGGGCGATGGTTCTGAGGTCGATTTCATCCGCCGAACGCTCCTGTCCGCCCGCACAACCGTTTTCAGCGCCAAGCTTGGTGCCGACCGTCTGGGCGACAAGGATTTGTCTGCACGCCTCATGGGGCTCGCCAGAGACATCGGCCAGATATGCAACCGCATCAGCAATACAGAACAAAGGGGGCAGTGATGTTTCACGATTCCGTCGCGTCCGCATGGGTTCAAGTCGCCTTCTGGTTCGGTGTCTGGACGGTATGTTCGTTCGGGCTTGGTGCCGTGATCGGCTCTTGGATCGCTCGCAACAGCAACGCTGATGAGGCTGACGCCTTCGAGGAAGAAATCCGTTCGATCGCCTCCGCCAACGTGACCCATGTCCATGAGCGGAGGGCAGCGTGACTCTCTTCCTCTCGATCCTCGTGGCAATCAACGCTTTCGCAGCCGGTGTCGCCATGGTGGCTGGCTTCGATGTGGCGTTCGTTGTGAACGTCCTCGCGGCGGCCATGAATCTCATCAACGTCGGCGTTCGTTCGCAGCGGGGCAGGGCGTAATTCCATGACCCGGACTTTTGCACAGACACCCCATGCAAGTGCTTGCACGAAAGAGTGCAGGTCCTTGCAGGAGCGTATTGCAGCAGTCGCACGTGAAGTGTTCCCGACCAAAACCGTTCCGAACCTTATGGCCGAATTCGGCGTGAGCGAGCGGACGGCAAATCACATCGTCACAGGCCAGTACGTCCCGAACGGACGCACCATCGCGGCCATGCTGGCGAGCAAATACGGTTTCCAATTTCTCAAAGGATTTATCGGAGATGCGGCACATCCCGAATGGCTTGGGCGACAAGAGCGCGCTCAAAGAATCGCTGACCTCGAAGACCAACTCGCTCAGCTTCACCGAGATATTGAAAGCTTCCGTGAAGGCCGCTCTGGCTGACTTCTGTCACCGCGAGGCTGAACGGCACAAGATCAAGGGAGCGACGTGGCTGGACCGCGCCCGCCGCCTCTCGCCTGTCGTTTTTTTTGCCCTTACGGCAGCAGTAACGTTACCGACTGATGAAGCCGTGGCGCGTGTTTCTCACATGGAGCGCGCTCAATGAGCGGGACACCTCACGGCATCGGCTTTGTGTGGACTCCGGAAGAACACGCGACACTTCTCGCCATGGTCAAGCGCAAGGCTAGCGCGGGCGCCGTGGCCAAGGTTCTGGGCCGCACGCGCAATTCAGTCCTCGGGCATGCGAAACGGCAGGGCATCTACTTCCGCTCTCAATACAAGCGCCCTCGAACTCCGCGCCTGCCTGTTGCCCCATCTGGCATGAAGCCATCCGGCCTCAACATCCCCTCCGTGGAACGGCTTGTCTCGCTCGATAACGGCAGAAGTACGAACGTGCCTGTCATGCGCGTGTCCGTGCCGTGGCTCCGGTTCTTGGAAGCCGAAGCAGCATTAACGCGCGATTTTAGCGCGCCCTTATTCGACCTAAGCGAATATCGGCAGCGGAGGCACGCATGACCCCGTCTGTAATTATCGCATTCGACCCCGGCGTAAACGGCGCATACGCGGCCTACTGGCCCGAAGAACCGGCTGCTCTGATCGCTGCCGACTTCCCGACCGTGAACGGCACCCTGGATGTCTACACGCTCGCCAAGGCCGTTGCTGGCCTGATGGACCCCGGCGACAACCCGTTCGCCGTTGTCGAGGGCGTACATTCCATGCCCGGCCAAGGCGTCTCCAGCACCTTCAAGTTCGGAACAGCCTTCGGGATGATCCAGGGCATCCTGGCGGGTTATGCCATCCCCACAACGCTTGTCAGCCCGTCCTCATGGAAGCGCCATCACGGCATCCCGGCTGGATCCGACAAGGAAGCGTCTCGTGCGCTTGCCCTGCGCCTGTTCCCCGGCACGGATTATTTCGCCCGCAAGAAAGATCACGGACGAGCTGAGGCAACCCTTCTCGCGCTCTACGCGGCGCATCGTCTTTACGGATTTGGAGAAGCGGCATGAGCGGGGGCGTCTTTGCTGTTGATCGCGGAATATGGGAGCACCCGGTGCTCACGGAGAAGCATTCCTTCTCCAAGACCGAGGCGTGGCTCTGGCTTTTGTCCGAGGCCTCGTGGAAGGCGCGGCGCGTAAAAGCCGGTGGTGTGCTCGTCAGCCTTGAGCGCGGGCAGTGCGCTTTCTCCATCCGGTTTCTGGCCGAGGCGTGGGGCTGGCATCGCTCGAAAGTCGAGCGTTTCATAAGTGCGCTTAAAACCGAGACAATGATCGAGACACGTACCGAGACAGGCGTGACCATCGTAAGTATTTGCAAGTACGACGATTATCAGCGCGTCTCAATGCCAAGCAAGACACCTGCCGAGACACTGACCGAGACAGAAGCGAGACAAGAGCGAGACAAACTAGAAGACAGGGAAATACAGGGAATACAGGAAGAAAGATTCCCTTCGGGGAGCGCTGTCGCGCTGCCGGAAATTGGTTCATCGGATTCCCAGCCAAAGACGTTGGACGCGCAGGTCTACCAACTTGGTCGCAGGCTGCTGGGCAATTCGGCTGGCGGTCTCATCACGCGGCTGAAGGCGGCTTGCAACGGCGATCTGTACCTCGCGCTCCAGGTTCTCAACGAAACCGCCGAGAAGGGCGACCCGCGCTCGTGGATCAACAAACGCATCAAGACGCTGCCGGACGATCTGGTCTATCGCGGGGTCGCGGGTTTCGAGACAACCATGCCGCGCCTTAAGACGAAGGCCGAGCGTGATTACGCGGAGTGGGAAGAAAACTACTATCGCGGGGTGATCTGATGTCGGACATTCTGACGATCAAGCGGGCGCTGGCAGACCGGGCGCAATCCGTCGCGGAAATGCTTTTGCCGCAGGGCAAGAAAGACGGCGCGGAGTGGCGGTCCGGTTCGACGGACGGCGAGCAGGGCAAGAGCCTCGGCGTTCATCTCGCGGGCAACAAGGCGGGCGTCTGGCAGGACTTTGCGACGGGAGAGGGCGGCGACCTGCTGGACCTCTGGTGCGCCTCGCGTGGCGTCCAGCTTCCCGCAGCTCTGGAGCAGGCCCGCGACTGGCTGGGAATGGCGCGGCAGGAACCGTACCGAGATCCGCGCCCGGCCTACACCCGCCCGCCGAAGCCCGATTGCAAGGCGATCCAAGACAAGCCGCTCGACTATCTGCGTGAGGACCGCAACATCCCGATGGATGTGCTGACGCGCTACAAGGTTTGCTCACGCGGCGACGAAATCATTTTCCCGTTCCTTCTGCCGGACGGCGCGCTGGCGATGGCCAAGGCCCGCAAGGCGGAGGCGAAAGCCGCGCCACGGCCTACAGCGGCCAATTGTGAGCCCATCCTGTTTGGGTGGCAGGCTGTCCCGGAATCCTCGCGTTCTCTCGTCATCACCGAAGGCGAGATCGATGCTCTATCATGGGCAGCGTATGGCTTCCCCGCCGTGTCGGTGCCCTATGGTGGCGGGTCGGGGGCCAAGCAGAAATGGATCGAAAGCGAGTACGACCGGCTGGAGCGGTTCGAGAAAATCTATCTCTCGCTCGACATGGACAAGCCCGGCGATGAGGCGGCAGAGGCCATTGCGGCGCGGCTCGGGCGGCATCGCTGCTATCGCGTCCATCTCCCGCACAAGGACGCGAACGACTGCCTCGTGAACGGCGTGGCCAAGGAGGACATGGCCGCAGCCCTGAAGGGCGCCAAGAACCTCGACCCCGAGGGCTTGAAATCCGCTAGTCAGTACGAGGATCAGGTTGTCCATCTGTTCTGGCCCGCACGGGATGCGCCGCAGGGCTACAGCCTGCCCTACGCGTCGATCGACGGGAAGCTGATGTTCCGCCCGGCAGAGGTCACCCTTTGGTCTGGCGCGTCGGGTGCGGGCAAGTCGCAAATCCTGTCTGACTGCCTCACACACTGGATCATGCAGGGTTCGAGGGTTTGTATTGCGTCCCTCGAAATGAAACCGGCCATGACGCTCAAGCGCCTGTGTAAGCAGGCGGGAGGCGTCGACAAGCCGACCGCACCATTCATCCACGAGATCCTGACGTGGCTCGATCACGGACTGCTGCTCTACGACAAGGTCGGCAAAGCAGGCGTCGAGGGGCTTTTGCAGGTCTTCGACTACGCCCGCGCAAAGTATGGCTGCGACCAGTTCATTATCGACTCGCTGATGCGCCTTGGCATCGCCGGGGATGATTACAACGGCCAAGAGGCGGCGGTCTTCAAGATGGTTGATTGGGCCGTCGCGTCGAACGTGCACCTGCACCTTGTCGCTCATGCCCGCAAGAGCGCGCCGGGGCAGGGCGCCCCCGAGACCGAAGACATCAAGGGCGCAATGGAGATCGGCGCCAACGCCTTCAACATCCTGACGGTGTGGCGAAACCGAAAGCAGGAAGACGAAATCAAAAACGAGAAGAACGAGGACATTGTGCGCGAGCTGCTGAAAAAGCCTGGCGTGGTCCTCAACGTCGCCAAGCAGCGCAACGGCGACTTCGAGGGCAAGTGCGGGCTCTGGTTCGACCAGCAGACCTACCGCTACCGCTGCTCGCCTGAGCCGCGCATCGGAGACCGCAAGTACGTTCAATACGATTCACGCAACGTCGCATAGGAGGAGAGGATGGACGAATTTAAATTCTCAGTCGTCGATGAGTACGGCAATAACCGAAAACTGTTGCGAGTGGAGAGAACATTCGAGCCGACATACCGCGCTCGGCTGGCCTGCGCCCTCATAGAGAAGTTTGGCCTTATCGCTGCGGACCAAGACGGCGAGGACAGTTCGGGGCGTCAAAAGGGGAAGCTAATGAAGCCTGAAGATGTTGTCGCGCGAGCATGCAGCATGGCGGATCTGGCTGTATCCGAGTTTGAGCATCGCGGGTGGTTGCATCCAGTGCCAACGCTGCCTGACGACACGGACGGCTAATCCACCACAGGTAAGGGGAGCAGACATTGGGAAGATGGTATTGCCTCTACACGATGGTCAGAAGCGAAGCGAAGGCGGCGGACAAGCTGCGTGACGCGGGGTATTGCGTGTTCGCTCCGATCTACCGCAAGCGCGTGAAAATCATGCGAGCAGGGCGGAGGCGGGAACGCATCACCGAAATCCCGCTTCTGTCCCGCTACATCTTCATCGAGATGGAGCATGACGATTCCTGGCAGGACGTGACCGACACAGATGGCGTCGGAGACTTCCTGAGGGGCCACGCGAACATACCGGCGCCTGTACCGCTCCACGCCATCGAAGACCTAATGGCCGCGCAGGATATGGGCTTGTTCGACGAGACGCGGAAAGACCTGCCGATCTTCGACCCCGGCGATCACGTGCAAATACTCGAAGGCCCGTTTGCTGGCTTCCCGGCTGAGGTTGCCCGCGCCATCGGGGGCGAGACAGCCAAGGTGTTCGTCACCATGTTCGGTGGGCGTGTCCCGCTTCATACCGAAATCGGCAACCTGAGGAGAGCGGCGTGACGCCATACGAGATTGAGGTGTTTATCCACCATGCCTGCACTGAAGGCCCGCACCCGCGCTCCCATGCGCCAATATACCGTGAGACGGTGGAACAAATGGTCGAGGACGGCCTTTTCACACAGTTGCTTCCGCACCCCGACGGGCTGACTGTAATCCGCCCTACGGACAAGGGCTTGGCATTTCTGCAAATGCTGAAAAACACCCCGCTGCCGGATGTGGTGCATATTGACCCAAGGAACGGGGAGCCTCTATGACTCGCCAACAGTGAAAAAATATGTTAGCGGTCGGGGTATCGCTGGTTGACACGGCCCGACAAATCGGTATTTATCAGTGTCGGATGACAGCGTGCTTGTGATTGGCGGCCTTTGGCGTGCCCCGGCGCAGCCCCGCTCGTTATGTCTTGACGAGCAAGTGCGTAGCTATGTCTGAGCGTTGAGGTGGGTTGCCTTCTAGGGCCGCGCCCGCGAGATCACCGTGTGTGGTCGGGCAATCCTCCCCACCGCTCAGGTTAAGAGATCAGGACTTCCGGTACAGGCGCGTCCGACAAGCTGACCGGCACGTAGATTCTCGGCGGGGACTGGCAGACCAAATCGACGAGTAGGCCGAGGCGTGGGTTTGAATCCCATCACTGCAAGCATCTGCTTCGCGGTGTAGCTCAGCGGAAGAGCGCGGCCCAAAGGCGAGCCTCGTACACATAGCCCTCAGGGGCGGAGAGATCTGAACCTGTAAGCAATCGTTACAAGTTCGCAGCCGCCCCAGGTTCTCCTCGGGCGGCTTTTCAATGTCCACATGCGGAGATGAGAGAATGGAGCTTCTTGCGCTTCTGCTGATTTCCCATGCGGTTTGCGATTACCCATTGCAGGGCGAATTCCTCGCCAAGTTCAAGAACCCCGCTGCTGGCCCCTTCACGTTGCCTGCAAGATCGTGATCGTTCTCGCGCTACTGCCGTGACACGCGACGAATCCTACATCTCCCGCAGGGCTGATGCAGCAAGCGTCAAGATCGTAGACCTCGAAGACATGAGAGACCCAGCCATATCGATCATGGCGACATATGGGTCGAATCCACAAAGACATTTCGTACATCAGGAGCCAATGCCGCTTCGTCCAAATTGGGCAGAGCGCGCAATCGCACATTTCCTGAGCGAGAAAGAAAAGGCGTGATGAGCGGCCTGAATAAATATCGAGTGAAATCACAATGCCTGTAGGTGGAAAGCGCGATGGCGCTGGCCGCAAGCCGGGCAGTGTGAACAAGCGCACGGAAGAGAAGGCCAAGGAGATCGAGGCGTCTGGCCTTACGCCGCTCGACTACATGCTGACGGTTCTCCGCGATGAACAGGCTGATGCCAAAGACCGGCAATGGGCTGCCGAGAAAGCCGCTCCATACGTCCACGCCAAGCTGACGAGCGTGGAACACAAGGGCGGTCTTGATGTTCGGGACAGCCGCACCAAAGAGGAGCGAGACGCGATTGTTGCAGCCGCCCTCCGCGCCGACACTTGAGGATCTGGCGTACTCCCGGCTGGTTGCTTATGCGTCTTACCAATGGCCAGGCTACAGGGACGCCGCGCATCACAGGCTGATCGCAAGGCACCTTGAGGCGGTCGAGCGGGGAGAGATCACCCGCCTGATGATTACGATGCCGCCAAGACATGGCAAGTCCATGCTGGCGAGCGAGTTCTTCCCGGCGTGGTATCTGGGGCGCAACCCCGATCATTACGTCGTGACCGCGACCTACGCGCAGGAGTTGGCCGACGACTTCGGGCGCAAGGTCAAGAACCAGATCGAGGATGCTGCTTACAAGGCCATCTTCCCCGGTGTTGGGTTAGCTGACGATTCAAAGAGCGCCAAGAGGTTCCATGTCGAGGGCCTGGCAGGCGGCATAGAGCACGGGCTGAGCCAGCGGGGCGCGTTCTATGCTGTGGGCGTTGGTGGGCCTCTGACGGGCCGTGGCGCGCATCTGCTGCTGATTGACGACCCGGTGAAGAACCGGGAGGACGCGGAATCCGAGAAGGTCCGCAAGAAAACCAAGGAATGGTACACGTCGACCGCCTACACCCGCTTGATGCCGGGTGGGCGGATCATCGTCATTCAAACCCGCTGGCACGAGGACGATCTGTCCGGCTGGCTGCTGAATGAACATGAGCATGAGGGGTGGGTTGTTCTCAACCTCCCGGCGCTGAGCGATGACGGACAAGCGCTCTGGCCCGAGCAATACGACGCTCAGGCTCTTGAGAAGATCAAGCAGGCGATTGGCCCGCGAGACTGGTCCGCTCTTTACCAGCAGCGACCAGCGCCAGAGACAGGCGATTATTTCAAGCGCGAGTGGGTACACCTCGTCGAGCATGAGCCGCCGCGCGACACGATGACGATATTCGGCGGGTCTGACTACGCTGTAACGGCCAAGGGCGGCGATTACACGGTTCACGGCGTTGTCGGGCTGGATCACGAGGGCAGGCCGTGGCTGCTGGATGTCTGGCGCGCGCAGGCCAGCTCGGAAGCATGGGTCGACGCGTTCTGCGATCTTGTTCTGAAGTGGAAGCCGATGGGCTGGGCCGAGGAGTCTGGACAAATCCGGGCCGGTGTCGGGCCGTTCCTCGACAGGCGCATGAACGAGCGCAACGCCTATGTGCATCGGGAGATGTTCCCGACGCGTGGTGACAAGGCTGTCCGGGCTCAATCGTTCCGGGGCCTGATCGCAAGCCGAGGGCTGTATATCCGCAAGGACGCGCCATTCCTGGCCGATCTGCTGTCCGAGATGATGAGTTTTCCGGCAGGCGTGCACGACGATCAGGTCGACATGCTGGGCCTTGTTGGTCAGTTGATCGACCAGATGACGAACGGACGGATCATCAAGCCGCCAGCCGCCAAGCGAAACACCGGCTGGGCTGGCATCGATGAAGACCCAGACGACGATGAAGACGAAGCGATAAGTTGGAGGACAGCCTAGACATGGCCGAAGCTGCACTCAGCACGTCGCAAGACATTTCCTATCACGCGCGCCTCGTCGACATGTTCGAGGACGCCGAGGACGCATCCGACAAGAGCCGCACAGGCGCTCAGGTCTATGTCGACTATTACGACGGCAAGCAGTGGACCGAGAAGGAAAAGAAGGCACTTGAGAAGCGTGGACAGCCGGTCATTACGTGGAACCGCGTCCGGGAGAAGATCGATTATTTGCAGGGCGCCGAGCGCGAACGTCGCACGAAGCCGCGCGCCCTCCCGAGAACGCCCCAGCACGAAGAGGACAGCAACTCCGCCACGGATGCTCTCCAGTACGTTTACGACGACACGCGGTATGACCAGCTTCGCTCGCGTGCCTGGGGCGACATTCTGAAGGCTGGCTGGGGTGGTGTTGAGATCGGCGTGGAGGAGCGCGCTCCCTCGCGCTCGGCTCTCATGGGTTCGTCCATGATGACGCCCTCGGGCCCGGAATACAGCATCACGTGCACACGTTGTGCGTGGGATCGTATGTTCTGGGATCCGCATTCGAGTGAGGACGATTTTTCCGACGCGGGCTATCTCGGCCTTGTGTTGTGGATGGACCGAGACGAAGCCATTCGTCGGTATGGTGAAGATGCGGCCAAGGTGTTCGACGCCACGGTGCGCTTTGGTGAAGTGGGCAACAGCTACGACGACAAGCCGAAATATGTGTCGTGGGTGTCGGGCACGGGAACGCGTCAACGCGTGCGTGTTGTGCAGATCTATTTCATCGATGAAGACGGCGGCTGGAGCTTCGCGGAGTACACCCGTGGCGGCATTCTGAAGGACGGCCCGTCTCCGTGGATGGACGAGGACGGCGAGACCGAGCATCCGTATTGCTGGCGCGCGGCTTACGTCGATCGCGACAACAACCGCTACGGACCGATCCGCGACATGGTGGATCTTCAGGACGAGATCAACAAGCGCCGGTCGAAGGCGCTGCATCACTTCACGTCGCGGCAGACGTTCGGCAATCAGAAGTTCTCCAACGTCGCGGACAACAAGAAGCAGCTTGCGCGTCCTGACGGACATGTCGAGCTTCAGGGTCAGGCTGAGTTCGGGAAAGACTTCGGCATTCTTCCGACGAACGACCAGGCGCAGGGGCATTTTGAGCTTCTGTCTCAGGCCACAGGCGCTTTTGAGACGGTCGGCCCCAACGCTGCGATGCAGGGCAAGAAGGGCAAATCCGAGTCTGGACGTGCGATCCTCGCTCAGCAACAGGGCGGCGCGCTCCAGATGGGCACGCTCACGGATTTGCTGCGCCAGATGGACATGGATGCGTACCGCAAGATGTGGAACCGCATCCGCCAGTTCTGGACCGGCGAGACATGGGTGCGCGTGACGGACGACGAAAAGAACGTCCGCTTTGTCGCGCTCAATCAGCCGATGGTCGACGAATGGGGCAATCAGGTCGGCGTGCAGAACGACATCTCGAATCTGGACGTGGACATCATTGTCGATGACGCGCCAGACGGCGGTGTGCTTCTGACCGAACAGTTCGAATTGCTCGTGCAGTTGAAGCAGATGGACGCGAACGGGGAAATTCCGTTCCGCGACGTCATTGCAGCGGCGCCGTTTCTTCGCAACAAGGCGGAAATCCTCAAGGGCATCGACGAGCGCGCACAACAGCCGCCCGACCCGATGCAGGTTGCGGGTGCTCAGGCCGAGGTTGCCGATATCCAGGCCAGCGCCGCGCAGAAGCAATCGAGCGCGGTGAAAAACATGGCCGACGCGGAGAAAACCCGCGCCGAGATACCGTTGAATTTCCTGTCTGCGCTCATGCAGCAGCAGGCGGCTCCGCAACAGCCGGGGCCTTTCTGAATCGAGCCGCCATCGTCAAGGGCGAATGAGTGAAGCCGACTCTCTGACGGGCTGAACACCGACGCCGGGTGCTGCCGGGCGCACGTGAATCCTCACGCAAAGGAAACCACATGACCACGTCACTCGACGCCGTGTTCGGCGACGAGGGGAAACCCGCGTCTGTCTCCGACGAAGCAAAGATCGAACCTGTTGTTACGGATACCCCGGCTCCAAGCGAGCGGCCCCGCGATGACAAGGGGAAGTTTGCGCCCAAGGACGAGGCAAAACCCGAACCGAAAGCGGCGGAGAACAAGGAACAGCCGAAGGATGTCGTTGAACCCCTGAAGCCTGACGCGAAAGCGGACGGTGAGGGCGACGACGGCAAGGTGCCCCACAAGGCTCTGCATGCCGCGCGCATGAAGGCCCACGAGGAGCGCCAGCGCAGGGAAGCGCTTGAGAGGGAACTGGCCTCGTACAGGCAGAACGGACAGCCCGCACCCGTGCAGGCACAGCCCGCAAAGCCAACGACGCCGGAAGACCGTCTCGCAGCGTTTCTGGCCGATCCTGACGCGTTTATCGAGGCAGAGCTTCAGAAGCGCATCGATCCCCTACAGCAGACCATCTCCACACAGCAGGAACGAGCTTCCGAAATGTGGGCGGTTCAGTCTCACGGGGCAGCGACGGTTGAAGAAGCAAAGCTTGCGGCCATGGACATGCAGGAGCAGGGCGGTCCCGCCTATCAAATGCTTGTCTCGCGGCTGAAGTCCTCGCCTCACCCCTTCGACGAACTGGTCAAGTGGCACAAGGAGCAGAGCATTCTGTCGCGTTCCGGCGGTGATCTCGATGCGTACATCGAGGCTGAAATCGCCCGGCGCTCCGCTCCCGCACAGCAGCAGCCACTGGCGGCACAAGGCAAGCCCAATCTTCCCACGCAATTCGCGGGCGCTCGGTCGAGCGGTCCACGAGGCGGCGCGGGATATGGCGGGCCAAGGCCGCTGAACGACATCTTTCCGAAATGAGGTAATGCATCATGGCCGAAACTCGCGCCATCGACGAACTGACTCCCGAGATCTGGGACGATCAGTTTACCGTCGAAACCTACCAGAAAAACCCCTTTGCCCGTTACATGGGCATGGGTTCGAGCAAGATCATCCGCGTCAAGGAGGACTTCGCGTCCAAGCGCGGTAATGGCATCTCGTTCGAGTTCCTGTCCCAGCTGGACAAAACGGCCATTACGGGCCGCACCCCGCTGAAGGGCAATGAAGACGTGCTCGGTGAGTACGGTGACAAAGTGTTTTGGGATCGCCGCAAGAAGGGCATCGCAATGCACGAGATCGATGAGGAGCTTGCTGCCATCGATCTGCGCCGTGGTTCGCGCACGGTTCTTCGCGACTGGGCCGACAACGACATCAAGTTCCAGGTCATCGACCGCATGCTTGACGTCGGCGCCGACCTCGACGTTGCCTATGACGACGCGGATGCATCCACGAAGAATGCGTGGACTGTGACGCAGGCCGACCGCGTTCTGTTCGGTTCGTCCACGGCAAACTACAGCGCAACGCATGCGAGCGGCCTGCTCAACGTGAACAACACGGCTGATCAGGGCAAGTATGGCAAGACCGCCATTGGCGTAATGAAGCGTATGGCGGTTCTCGCCAATCCGCGCATCACCCCGGTGCGGACCGAAGGCGACGACCGCGAATGGTTTGTGGCGTTCGTGCATCCCTACACCTTCCGCGACATCAAGGCTCATCTTGAGTCCGTTCGCGCGCAGGTGCAGCTCGTCGAGCAGAACGAAGGCATCTTCTCTGGCGGCGACCTGAAGTACGACGGCGTCGTGATCCACGAAGTGCAGGACATGCCCGTTATTGCCGGGGCCGGTGGCTCGGGTATTGACTTGGCCCCGGTCTATTTCTGCGGGCAGGAAGCCCTCGGGTACGGGGTCAAGAGCCGGTACAAAACCCGTGAGGACGTGGACAATTACGGCGAGATCAAAGGTCTCGGCATGTTCGCGGACTTCGGCATCAAGAAGCTGGCGTGGCGCTTCGGCCCCAACACGGCTTTCCACGGCAAGCAGCGCGGTGTTCTCACCGGGTTCGCAAGCGCCGTAGGGGATTGACCTTACGCGACGTGACCCCATGTGGCTCGGCGGATGACCCGGCTTATGGTGATTTGCGTCACATCAAATCGGTCGGCGATCTCTTGTTGTGAGACTTTGCCGGCCGAGTAAATCATGCGGATAGCCCGGATGTCGTCTTCGGAGAGACGAGACGCTCCGTTGCGAGAGCCTAGGTGTGCACCAAGCACGGCGATAGAGTGATGAGTATTCTCGGCCGCTGTGCAGACCTCAAGATTGACAAGTCTGTTGTCAGACTTAACGCCGTTCAGGTGGTTAATCTGGAGGCCGGTTGGAACTGGAGAATTGAAAGATTCCCAGACGACCTTATGCACCGTGATGTTCTTGCGGGTGACCCCGTCAGAAAGACACAGCCGCCTATACCCACGGAAGTTGCTCGGCGAGCACACCTTCCATACGGCGCGGTTGAATTGAGTGCGGGTCCTGACGATTACGCCGCCGTCTGATACGGCGTAATGATCCTCAAACCCATAAACGGGACGCCATGTCTCTTCCATGGTTCCTCCTCGATTAAACATGTGCAGAGAATATCATCATCTCTGTGTACCGACAAGGAACCCTGACTATGTCCAACAAAGCCTTTCTTGACGTCACCAACGGCGTGACCGTTGCGGACGCCATTACCCCCGGCTGGGGTGCAGCGGGCAAGGAAATGGCAGTCGCCACGACCTATACGCTCTCGGTCATTCGGACGACGACGCTCGGCTTTCTGCCGCTCATCGCTCTTCCGGCTGGCGCTGTCCTGACGCAGCTCGACATCGTCCACCCCGATCTTGACACGGGTTCGCCCGCGCTTGTGGTCGATGTGGGAATTTCGACGGACCCGGATTCGATCCATGACGGATCGACGGCCATGCAGGCGGCGGGCACTCTCGCTCTCCCGGCTGCTTCGCTGTTCACCAAGTACGATGAAGCTGTCGTGATCGGTCTGACCGTCATGACGAACGCGGCAACCGGCGTGGCCTCGGGCACGATCAAGGTGCTGGCCCGCTTCATCTACGATCCGAACGGCGCGGTCTAACGACAACAGCGGGGAGGCTTCGGTCTCCCCGTTTCTCTTTTTGTGAGGACGGCACATGGCTCTCTCAAACTTCAATCTGTCCGCTGGCTGGACACAGATCGGTGATGCCGGGACTGTGACCGTGCAGAATCTCAGCCTTGGCGCCGTCCTTATCGTCGGAGCCGATGCGGAGCCGGAAAACGGCGACCCCGCTCTCGTTCTGCCCGCCTATGGCGATTTCCTTCAGCTAGAGTTCGCGACCGATGTCTGGGCGCGTGCTGCAAGCGGATCCGCGTCCGTGGTTGCTGGCTCGGTCTGATGCGGCTTCTCGTCCCCGGCATGTCCATAAAGGGCGCATTCCTCGCCATGCGGGGGATTGGAGGCGGCATTGCTGCCCCGTCGCGCCTGATGGTCGTGTATGGCGGGCAGTCCCTTGCGGATTACGTCTTCACCCGAGGCACGCCGCGCGCTGGCATCGTGATGGGCGAAGAACTTCGCACCCATTTCGGGTATACGGCAGCGCGCGACTTTGCATCCTATTCCTCGGGTGCGATGATCCATGACGGAGTGACGAGCGGCGCGGATGACTGGACCGTCAAGCTGGTCAACAAGGCGTCGGGTGGTTCGGCGTTGATCGGAAGTTTCACATCCTCGGGCGAACGCATAGCCGGGAACTATTGGTGGAACGACGCGGATTACTCAGCCGAGACCGGCGACGAACTCAACCAGGCTGACACGCCCGGCCCGCTTTGGCGCTCGCTCATCACCGAGCTTGAGGCGCAAGCCTCAAACGTCAATGCCTTCGTATGGTCGCAGGGCGAAACGGACATGGGGCAAATCCCGTGGCCGACCGATTCAAACGGCAACATCGCGCTTTACAAGGACACGCTGAAGGCTCTGTTCGCGGCGGTGAGAACGGCCTGCGGAAAGCCGAGCCTCCCGATCTTCATCCAGCGGCTTGGCCGGCATCAGACATCATCGAACACGGGCCCGGCATCCCTTCGCCAGTTGCAGGCGGAAGTCTGCGACGAGATGAGCCGCGTCTTCATCGGCGCCGAGCAATACGATGTGCGGTTCGCGACCACGGCGACGAAAGCCAGCGTGACCGCCAACGGCACGACCGGGCTCACGCTGTCGAACACGTCGGGCATGTCGAACAACAATGGCCTTGAAGGCGATTACGTCTCTGACGGCGCTTACATCGTGTCCTTCGTGGCGAGCACGTCGATCACGATGAGCGAGGCGGCAACCGGCAGCGGATCGTTCACTCTGCGCCAGCTTGACAATGTGCACCCCTATCCGGGCGCGGATGGTGTCCAGCCGCTCGATACGACGGGCGCCACGGCGCACAACGAGACCGACGGCTTCTATGCCATCGTCAAGCGCATGAGCCGGTCCATAGCGGCGTATTTCGGCGTCGGGGACATCGCCTATTGGCAGGGCCCGCGCATCGCCTCGGCTGTGCAGTCCGGCGCGAATGTGGACCTGACCATTGAACACGACGGCGGCACCGATCTGACGGTTCCGAATGTCGCGGGCATGTGGCGCGTTACATTGGCCAGCCCGTCAAGCCCTCTGACGATTAGCAGCGTGGCGCGGGTCAATGCGACGACGATCCGACTGACGCTGAGTGGAACGCCCGGCGCTGGTGAATTGCTGCTCTGGCACGTGTTCGGAGCGCAGAACCGACGCGGTGTCGATGATTTCGTGCGGGACAATGCAAGCCCGCTCGCCATGCCATTACAGCCAATTGACAGGCTTGTGATTACCAGAGCCTGACGCGGGGGATTCATGTCCAAGACGCGCGAAGACCTCATCAACGAGGTTGCCAATCTCCTGAACATCGTGGGCGTCGGTGAAACGGTCTCAGCCGAGGACCGCGTCCGCATCGATGGGGCGATTGACCCGAAATTCGCGGAATTGTCCCGCCGTCGAATCGTGCATGTGCAGGACGCCGACGACATCGATGATGAATACTTCGACAGCCTGGCGTCTCTCGTGGCGGAAAGCTGCGGACCCGCGTTTGGCATTCCGAAGAACGCGGCAGCACGTCTCGAATCCGAGGATCGCCTTCGCGAAATGCAGGGCGACGACTGGACTCAGGGCGACGCCGTCAAGGCTGAATACTTCTGATGGTCGACATTCCGCTGCCATCCACATCAGCGCCGGGGCTCAGGCCCTCGGAGGGCGCCGGGCGGCTCATCAACGCGTATGTCGAGCAGGTCGGCCAAGGGCTCGCCCCTGATGGGTTTGTTCGCCGCCGCGTGCCGGGTGTGCGGGAGTTTGCACGCACGGGCGTGAACGGTTGCCGTGGCATGCACGAGGTCTCGGGTGTTGTCCTGATCGCGCAGGACGACCAGCTTGTGCGGCTTGACGACGACGGCACGGTCACGGTTCTCGGGGAACTCCTCGGAACGGGGCCGGTCACATTCGCATCGAATCGCAAGAGCCCGACGCCCGACATTCTGTGCGTCACGACGGCGGGTGTCTACGAGTGCACGATCAGCGCGGCACCGACGACGTTGTCGGACGGTGACCTGCCGCAGCCTTTCGCCGTCTGCTACATCGACGGCTATTTCATGATGGCGATCCGCGATGGCCGCGTGTTTGCCTCTGGATTGAATGACACGACATTCGCGGCTCTGGATTTTGCCACGGCGGAAGGAAAGCCGGGCGGTCTGTACCGCGCCATTCCGTTCGGGCAGCAGCTTTACCTGATGGGGCCGCGCCACGTCGAACCATGGTACAACGCGGCCAATGCAGAGGGCTTTCCGTTCTCGCGCACGACGGTCATCCCGCTTGGTCTTGTGTCTCCGTTTGCGGTTGCAGGCTATGAGGACGGCTTTTCGGCGTCTCTGATCTTTGTTGCGAACGACCGGCGCGTCTGGCGCATCGATGGCGGCGCTCCGCAGGTGATTTCAACGCCGGACGTGGATCGCGCGCTGTCTGCCGTTGATGACGTGTCGCAGATCCGGGCTCTGTGCTTTGCTGCCGCCGGACATGCACAATGGGCGGTCACGGGGCCGGGCTTTAGCTGGGTGTTCGATCTGTCCACGGAGAAGTGGCACGAGCGCGCAAGCTATCTTGAGGCGAACTGGCGGGCCGCGTTTTCGGTCAACGCCTTCGACCGCTGGCTTGTTGGCGATGCGACCGCCGATCACATCGGCGCCATCGACGAGAACTACCACGAGGAATACGAGAAGCCGCTTGTCTGGACGGTCATTACGGGCCATTCGGCGGCGTTTCCGAACCGGCTGACGGTCTCGCGCACCGACATCAACATGGTCGTCGGACAGGGTCTTCCGGCAGGCCGCGAGCCCATCGAAACACGCCCCAGCATGCGGATCTCGTATTCGTCGGATGGCGGGAACAAGTACTCGGTCCCCGTTGTCAGGGAACTGGGCCGCGATGGGCAGTCCCGCGTGCGTGTCAACGTCAATCGTTGTGGCATGACCGGCCCGCAAGGGCGGGTGTGGAAGTATGAGGTGTCCGACCCGGTTTATGTCGGGCTTTTGAGCGCCACGCAGGAAATCGAGGCGCGTCCGCGATGACCGATCAGATCCCGCGCCTGCCGAACGAGAAATCGTCATGGCTGGACGACCTGAAGCGCCCGGTCTGGGACTTCTATCTGTGGTGCAAGACGGTCGACGAGCGCATCCGAGCGACGGGCGCTGCAATTACAGGCGGGCTGGCTGATCTCGCGGCAGAGGTTGCGGACATCGTGTCGTCTCTGACAACGGTTACGGAATGCTGGTCGTTCTTCATCCCGTATGTCGAGAACGACACAATCATCATTCTTCCGAAGGCGCCCTTTGGCGGCACGATCACGAACTTCATCACCGACGCGGACTCAGGAACATGCACGGCGCGCGTCCGCATTGAGGGCGTCAATGCAGGTGCCGCAAACAACAGCGTGTCAACGACGGAAGTGGACACGGCCTACACGACGGACAACGAATTCGACGTAAACGAGACCGTCGACGTAGTGATCTCGTCAAACTCGTCCTGTCAGGGCATGCGCGGGCAGATCACCTACACGAGAAGCCTGCTCTGATGGGCGGGCATTTTATGTACATCGGGGGGAAGAATTTCATCTTCTCGATGACCGCCGATTACCACACGCCCGGCGCGGCAAACCGTGGCTATGTCAATGTCAGCGCAGGCAGCACGGGCCTTGCCAATTCGTTCGGGTCGATCAGCAACGAGCCAATCGGATCTTCAAACCGCTTGGCGCGTCTTACGGCTGGCGCAGGAACTCCGTCCGGTTCAACGCCCGGCCCGATTTCGATGATTTTCGAGGGCGACATCGTCGCGCTTCTGACGGACCTGCTGATCTACATCGACGGTGTTGCGTACACGCCGACAACGCCGTGGGGGCTTTCGGGGGGGCTGACCCGCGCCGAGGTATCCGGCTCACACCTGTTCAACATCGGCCAGACCTATCAAATCCAGCTTCGCATGTAAGGACTGAGCGCAATGAGCTTTCTTTCTTCCCTCTTCGGCGGCGATGCCACAAAGAAAGCCGCGCGCCAGAACACGGCGGATTTGCGTAATTTCCAGACGCAGGGCAATCAGCAGATCACCGAGGCCGACACGGCGGCGCAGGGCTATCTCGGACAGGCCACCTCTGGTTTCGACCCGTGGGTGCAGTCCGGGCAGGGCGCCAACACCATGGTCGGCAATGCGCTTGGGTTGAACGGCGCGGGCGGCAACACGGCGGCGACCGAAGCGTTTCAGGCTGGCCCCGGCTATCAGTTCGCGGTCGATCAGTCGCTACAGGCGGCGCAGCGCGGCGCGGCGGCGGGCGGCATGAACGCCAGCGGCAACACGCTGATGGCGCTTCAGGATCGCGGCAACCAGCTTGCCAATCAGGAATACGGCGGCTGGCTGCAAAACCTCATCGGCCAGTCCTCGCAGGGCTTGGGCGCGACAGGGCAGCAGGGCACGGCCCTTACAAATCAGGCGGGACAGGTCAATTCGACGCTCGGCAACCGTCTGGGGCTTGATGCATCTGTAATTGCGGGCATCACCGGCAACCGCAACAATGCCGCACAGGCTCAGGAGCAGGGTCTCAGCAACATGCTCAACCTTGGCGGCAAATTCCTGGGGTTCCTCTAAATGGCCTTCTCCTTCGACTTCCGACCCCAGCGCGTGAACGTCCCTCAACAGGACTTCTCGTTCATGGACCAGATCACCGGCAAGTATCAGCAGAACAAGGCTGATGCGAAGACGAACGAAGCGCTTGGGCAGTATGCACAGGGTCTTGACCCGGCTGTGGCTCAGGAGGTCGCCCCGCTGCTGCGCGATCCGCAGACGCGTCAGTTCGGCTTGCAGATGATCCGTGACAGGACGAAGCCGCAGGAGTTTGGCTTTACGACGGCCCCGGACGGCACGCTGCTGCGGACGGACCCGCGAGCGGGCACGGCTGAGCCCATTGGAAAGTACGCCAAGCCCGTCGCGGCGGGGGGGGGCGGCTCCGAATATGGCCTCAATCCTCAGTACGGGGTCGACGCCAACGGCAACCCCGTTCTTCTCCAGCTTTCCAAAGCGGGGACAGCCCGCACCACGGCCTTGCCTGACGGCGTGTCCCTGTCAAAGGAGCCCATCCGGCTCGACGCTGGCACGCATTTCGTTCTTCTCGATCCGATCACACGCCAGCCGATAGGGCAGATTGCGAAAGACTTGGCGGGCGCGGCGGAAGCCACAGCGGTTGGTAAGGGCTCTGGCGAAAACATCGCGGATGCTCGCGGGCAACTTCCGTCCAGCCAGTCGACCGCCGCTCTCATCGCGAGGCAAGTTAAGGACCTTCAAGAGGACCCATATTTGCCCAACATGCTTGGCCCGATCAACTCGCGCACGCCAAACATCACGGCGGATGCCGCGCGCGTCCAAAGCAAGATTGACCAGCTTCGGGGCGGCGCCTTCCTGCAAGCGCGGCAGATGCTCAAGGGCGGCGGAGCGATCACCGATGTTGAGGGTATTAAGGCCGAGCAAGCGGAAGTCCGCATGAGCCAGGCTCAGAACGTGAAAGACTTCAACGCTGCGCTGTCCGATTGGAATGATGCCGTGCAAGAAGGGCATCGCAAGCTGGAGCGAGCGGCGGCTGGAGGACAAGCCCCAGCGAGAACGCAAACGCGAATGAAGTTCAATCCGGCGACGGGTGATTTTGAATGATCGAAATCGAAGCCCCCGATGGCACGATTGTAGAATTCCCAGACGGGACTTCTCGCGACACCATGCGCGCGGCCATGCAAAAACGATGGGGGAGCACCCAATCGCCTACGGCTCCTCCGGCTCCCGAGCCAAACATTTACGAGCGCGCGGCTGCGGAGGATCTGGACAAGATCAACGCGGCGGGCATCTCGAACGATGACGGGTATGGACGCCGCATTGTACAGGGCGCCACGCTTGGTTTCGCGGACGAAATATATGCTGGCCTGCAAACCCCTCTCGAAATGCTCAAGAGAGGCGTTGGCCCTTCCGAGGGGTACGAGTACGCGAAGGCTCGGGAGAACGAGACCCTGCGCCGGTCTCGCGACAAGACGGGTGTTATCGGGACCGTCGCAGAAATTGCCGGTGGTGCGGGCACTGGCCTCGGCCTCGCAAGGGGCGGTGTTACGTTCGCGAGAGAGGGCGCGGGCCTTGCTGGTCGCGTTGGTCGCACAGCAGCAGATGCCGCAACTTTCGGCGCTGTCGTTGGGGCAGGTGAGGGCGAAGGCACAGGGCGCCTGACGGGCGCTGCCACGGGTGCGGCCATCGGTGGCGCGCTTGGCGGCGCGTTGCCCGTGGCAGGCCTTGTCGCTTCGCCGGTTGTTTCTGCTGTCCGCGCTCGTGTGAGCCCCGATGGCGTAGCCGCCGCGCAGTTTGTGCGGGCCATGCAGGAGGCCGGAAGAACGCCGCAAGAGATTGCTCAGGCGCTGCGCCAGGCCGCGCAGGAAGGGCAGGGCTCCTATACTGTGGCGGACGAACTCGGCAACGCGGGTCAGCGCCTCCTTTCCGGAGTTGCCCGTTCTCCCGGACCCGGTCGCCAGAATGTCGTGGAATTTCTCGACGCGCGTCAGGCAGGGCAGGGCAGGCGGCTTACAACGGCTCTGGAAGAAGGTTTCGAGGCGGGCCAGACCGCTCGGCAATTGACCGCATCGCGCGAGGCTGCGCGCCGTTCAGAGGCCGATCAGCTTTATGGCGCAGCACGGGCGGGTGCCGATAATCCGGACCTTTCGGGAGCCATTCAGATGGCCGATGATCGTCTGCGCCCCGGCGTAACGCGCATCACTGGCGAAACGGGCATTGCCGACAACAGCATCGACTCCGCTGTACGCCGGGCTCGCTCGTTCCTGACGGACGGGCAATCAGTCGTGAACAACTTTGATGACGCCCTTCTCGCCAAGCAGGAGCTAGACAACATCATCGAGAGCGGAACGCGGCAGCAGCAGGCCGCTGTCATTCCGATGAGAGATGCGGTCGAGCGCGCGCTTGAGCAAGCATCCCCCGATTACGCTGCCGCTCGGAACGCTTACCGGGAAGCATCGCGCGGCATCGAAGCCATCGACATTGGGCGAACGGCTGCAACGCGCGGACGCTCGGCGGATACAATCCCCGCGTTTCAGCGGCTGGCTCCGAACGAACAGGCGGGATTCCGCTCCGGGTATGGCGACCGATTGATTGAAGGCGTGGAAGGATCTGCCGAGGGCGTGAATAAGGCGCGCCAATTCACCTCCGACGCCTACCAGGCTGAGATTCCTGCTTTTGCTGCTCCGGGGCGCGCAGATGTCCTGACGCGCCAGATCGACCGCGAAAACCGCATGTTTCAAACGCGTAATCATGCGCTCGGCGGGTCGAGGACAGCCGACAATCTGGCGGATATGGACGCCCTTAGCGTCGATCCGAGCATCGTTGCAAATATCCTGACGGGAAATGTCAGCGGCGCGGTGGGAAATCTCGCTCGTGCTGGCTCGAATCTCCTAACCGGCAACACCCCGGAAGTCCGCGAGCGTGTCGCGAACATCCTGCTTCAGAGGTACGGGGCGGGGAACGTAGACGAGCTAATTCAGCGGGTGGCCGCCATCGACGAACAGGCTGGACGGCGCCTTCAGTTAATCCTAAGCGGCACGTTTTCGGGAACATCTACGGGCGCGCACGCAACGTTGCCTAACCAAAGAGCCAGCTCGCAACGATAACGGAAACCACAAACGGGACGAGCCAGTACAGCGCGTCTACCGCTCCCGGCCCGAAGATCGGCTCTTTCTTCATCGTGGGGCTGTGAACTGGCGTTTGAGTGCCGCTTTGAAGCCATGGGTGGCCTCAATAGCAAATTTTCTTCCCATCCATCGTTCGGCTGCCCGGAACATCGCCTGATCTTCGGTAGAGCAGGCCGCGAACGCCATTTCCATGGCAGCGCTCTCATCTTTTGTCTGGTCCAAATGATGACCCCACGACTGAAGTGCGCACACCATGAACCCATCGCGGGTGGCTTCGACGGCGGCGGGCATTTTGCTTTGAGCGGAAGCCCCTCCGCTTGAAATTAGGACTGCGACGACAGCGCCTTGAAACAAGTACCAGAGCATCAGTTCACCTTCTTGGGGTCGTCAGATGGCGCGAGAGACACTTCATCCCGGACCACATTCCCAGAAATCCTTGCGGAAAGAGGAACAGCAGATTCTAGCTGAGCAAGCAGAATGGCCGCGGTTTTCTGGGTCACATACAGGTTACTATAGGTATCGCTCAACCGAGGCTGTGGACCTGACGTGTCCCACTCTCGATAGCGAATGATGATCGAGCCGTCTGCTTGCGAGACCAAAACTTCGGTTCCAGCGGCGGCTACCTTTTTCTCGCCCATCAGCCCCTCCCGTTTCCGGGGAGCTAATCACCCCGCTGGTCCGGCTGCAAGTCGATCACGGCCGAGGCCTGCGATCATCCGCAAAGCAGGCGAGCATCTGGCCAAGCCCTGCGATGACAATCCCCGGTAACGCCGGGACGACCGCCGCAACAGCGCCGACAGCCGTCAAAGCCTGACCGAATACGAAAAGAGCGCGCCACCCCATAAGCGCGATTCTAAATCAACCCACAACCTGAAGTCTACACCGGAGCGCATCCTATGGCAGGCATGTGGCCGCTGTCCTATCAGCAGCAGCACGATCTCAACGGAAAGCCGTATCCCGGTTCCCGCGCGTATTTCTACGATGCGGAGACGGGCGATCCGATTGCGGTCTACCAGACCTATTCAGCGGCTTCGGCGGCAGGATCGACGGGCCGTCTTCCGAACCCGGTGACGGCGGATGCATGGGGCAGGTTCCCCGGTGTGTTCATCAGCGGCGATTACCTGTTCTACCGGCACAGGGTGGAGACCTCGGCGGGCTCTGTCCTGATCGAAGACAGCACCATCCCGAATGTCGGTCCTGCTGAAAGCGGTGGCGGTGACCCGGTCGAGCCGGTGGAGGCGTCTGCCGTTGCCAAGACGGGCGACGTCAAGGCGCGGCTGGGAACGGGCCTGCATGATGGCTGGCTCATTCTGGCGGGCCAGACGATGGGCTCGGTCAGTTCGGGCGCGAATTCCGCGCAGGACGCGAACGAGGCGCTGTTCAAACACCTGTGGGACTTCGACGAAATCGAGGTCGTCAGCGGCAAGGGCGCGACCGCTCAGGCTGACTGGGACGCCGACAAGCAGCTTACGCTACCGAACGCCTCGGGCCGCACTCTTGCGGGTCTGGACAATATGTCCGGCTCCGCTGCGAGCGTGCTTACGGGCTTTGATGACATCGGGCAGATTCTTGGCACGGCGACGAAGACGCTTGATGACAGCGAAATCCCCCCGCTGTCCGGCACTACGTCGAGCAACGGCGCGCATACGCACACGATCCCCTATCAGGCGTATGCGTTCTGGCAGGCTGGCGGCGGCAGCCCCGGCGTCACGTCGGGCAGCACGATCACGACCAGTTCGTCCGGCGCGCATACGCACACCGTCACCGTGAACAGCGGCGTGACGCCTGCAGCCTTTTCTCTCGCTCAGCCCACGCTGGGCGTCTCCCTCTACGTCAAGCTGTGAGGCCCTATCATGTATGAGGGCAACCTTGAGCCGATCTCGAACAGGCAGGATTACGTTGAGAAGATCGTCGTGGGGGACAGCGCGCCCTATCCGACGATTTCCGAGGCGGTGTTCTACCTGTCGGGAGCCACGTGCAAGAGCATCAAGAAAACACTCGACGACGGTGTCGCCTATGACGATGTCACTGGCACGCTGACGATCAGCGTTCCTGTCTCCGAGGTCCGCACGCTTCGCCCCGGCACATATGCTGTCGGCATCACGGTCACGATCTCCGACAAGGTCGAACAGTTGTTCGCAGGCGACATCGCCGTTCTCGACGGGAACGTGCCATGACGGTCATGCCGAGCCAGCCCCGCCGCGCTGTTGTCATGCCGGTGAAGGCTCGCCCGACGCTGAAAATGGTTGTCGGGCGGCGCGGCATCATCATGCGCGTTCTTCCGGGCGCTGCCGCTGCGAACGCCTCCCAAGAGGCCGCCGAGGAAGCCGCCAGCGAATCCGCCGCGTCTGCTGCTGCTGCTCTGGTCAGCCAGAACGCCGCTGCTGCAAGCGCCGCCGCCGCCCTCGTATCCGAGAACAACGCGCAATCTTCCGAGAACGATGCGGAGACGGCACAGACCGCAGCCGAAGCCGCTCAGGCCGCCGCTGAGGGCGCACAGACGGCAGCCGAGCTTGCCGAGACGAACGCGGCTGCTAGTGCTGCGGCTGCTCTGGTCAGCGCAGGCAATGCGGCGACTTCCGAAACGAATGCAGGCAACAGCGCAACTGCTGCACAGACAGCCGAAACCAATGCGGAAACGGCAGAGACAAACGCCGAGGCTGCACAGGCGGCGGCTGAAGCGGCTCAGGCTGCTGCGGAGGCTGCTGCTGCGAGCGTCGATCTTCCGATCATAGCGCCGGGTGATGCTGGCAAGGTCCTGACCGTCAATCCAGCCGAAGACGGCTACGAGCTTGAGGTTCCCGCTGCGAGCGGCGTCGTTACTGTTGACGATGGAACGGGCATTGATGTTGATGCGACGGACCCCGCCAACCCCATCGTTTCACTCGACGCTGCGGCTCAGGCTTCGCTAGCCCTTGCCGACAGCGCGACACAGCCGGGAGACTTGGCGAGTGTCGCCACAACCGGCGATTACGGCGATCTCACAAACAAGCCGACGCTCGGGGATCTCGCCGCGCTTGACACGGTCGGGTCGTCACAGATCGACGCTGGGGCTGTCACGAACGCCAAGCTTGCCGATATGGCCGCAAACACCTTCAAGGCGCGAGTCACCGGATCCACAGGAGACCCGGAAGACGCGACGGCGGCGCAGGCTCGGGCCATTGTGGATTCTTCGCGCCCGAGCTTCAAGGCTGATAAGAATGGGACGAACCAAACCCCGGTAGCGGCTTCAACCGCAACAAAAGTCACCTTCCCTAATGAACAGTGGGACAATGGCGGGTATTACGACGCCGCAAACAGCCGCTTTACGCCGCTGATCGCTGGGGAGTATCTATTTGTTCTTGCTGTCGGCATTGCATCCGGCATCGTAGACCAAGAGCGCATGTACGTGCAAATTTACAAGAACGGGGCTTCTGTTGCCTCAACGGCGCTTCAGTTTAGCGGGACGCTCGCGAATGTGCAGTTTCAATGTACTGCGGCTCTGTTCGCCAACGGATCGACAGATTATTTTGAAGCGTATGTGTTCATTCAGGGTGCAGGTGACAAAGCCCTGCTTGGTGGGACCAACTCTACTTCATTCTCGGGGGTGTTGCTTCGATGATCGCTGAGAAATTAATCGCTCTCGGCTTTCGCCCGCTTGTCGATTTCATCGTCCAAGATGACGGAAGCGGCCCGTATGTGCGGGAGTGGCTGTCCTCCGAACCTCAGCCGACAGCCGAAGAGATAGATGCGGCGGGCGAGCCTGTTCCAGCGTCTGTCTCCCCGGCGCAGGCCAAGATCGCGCTGTATGAAGCGGGGCTTCTCGATCAGGTCGAGGCGCTCGTCGCTGATTATCCTTACAGGCCCGTCTCCATCTGGTGGACAAGCGCTCTCTCGTTCGAGCGTGAGCATCCATACCTCAACGCGCTTGGGCTCGAACTCGGCCTGACGGACGAGCAAATCGACGCGCTCTTTATCGCCGCGTCCAAGCGCTGATTACCCAAAACATCGGAGAATAGAATGGCGTCACCTTGGCCGACGCAGGCTGGCGCTCGTGCGTTCTATGGAGCGCCGGGCACCAATCACGTCCTCCTGCAACTTCCCTATCCGATGACCTATGACGGGAAGCCGATCTCTCGCATCTCGATCAACGAGAAATGCGCCCGGAGTGCAGAGCGCGCTCTCTTGCAGATCGCGAAGGAATACAGCGCCGAGGACCGGAAGAAGCTTGGTCTGTCCATATATGGCGGCTGCTTCAACAACCGGCCCATGCGCGGCGGCAAACAGCTTTCAATGCATGCCTACGCCTGTGCAATCGACTTCGACCCCGTCCGCAATCAACTGAAGTGGGGCAAGGAGAAAGCCCGCCTTGCGAAGCCCGATTGCGAGGCCTTCTGGCGCGCGTGGGAGGCCGAGGGCTGGATCAGCCTAGGGCGGCTTCGCAACTTCGACTGGATGCACGTGCAAGCGGCACGGCTTTAACCCCGCACCGGGCGGTCCCCGGAAATCACATATGGAGAATGACATGCAGTATTCGACCGTCGCACAGCTCGTGCGTATCGCGGCCTACACGGTTGCCAGCTTCCTTCTTGGCCAGGCTATTGCCGATGGTGAAGTCGTTCAGGCTGCCATTACGGGCCTCGTCAACCTCGGCGCATTCGGCTGGTGGTTCGTGACCGAACGCAACAAGCCCGCTGATCCCGCCTGATGGAATGGCTCAAAGCCCTCCCGCTTATCTCGCAGATCGTGAAGGCGTGGCGGGAAACCGTCGCGTTCTTCACGGCTCGGGAGAACAGGCAAGCGGGCCGCAACGAAGTCATCCTCGAAGTGAAAGAGACGAGCAATGCCGCACTTCAGGAGGCTGATGCTGCCCGTACTTCTGTCAGCGAGCATATCGCTTCTGGTGGCCTGCGCGACGACGACGGCTATCGACGCGATTGAGCGTGTCGCGGTGTGCGCCATGTGGAAGCCCACCTACTGGAAAACCTCTTGGCCGGACGACGCAATCATACAGGCCAAAGAGAACAACGCGGCACGCGAGTCGCTTTGCGGGAAACCCAAGAAATGACCGAAGGACCACGCACGCTTACGACCGCCGATGTGGAAGCCATCGCGACCGAAGTGAATACGAAGCTGTTCGAGACGTTCGGCTTCGACATCTCGACACCGACCGGGCGCCTTCGGGCTGCTGCCGGATTCCGCACGATGATGTTCTGGCATCAATTCTGGGGGTGGGTATTGAAGCCAGCTCTGGCGCTTGGCGGCACAGTCTTCGGCGGCTGGCTGATTTACAAGCTGACCGGCTGGACGGGAATGCCGAAATGAGAACGCTCCCCGCGCTTCTCTTCCCTCTCTATCTCCTCTTCATTACGATCCTGCCGTTCCCGGCCTCTGGTCCTCCCGGTTCCGCTGTCATCGTCTCCCACGAGATGGGCCACGGTTCCGGTGTCCATATCGGACGCGGAATCATCCTGACCGCTGCGCATGTCATCCCGGACGGGCAATCCGTCATCGTCACCGACGACAAGGGCCGGGACTATCCCGCCGACATTCTCCACATCGACCGCGAGCACGATGTTGCAGCGCTTCGCATTGTCGGTGTGCTTCGCTCCTCTCCACTCTCCTGCCGCACGCCTCTGGTCGGTGAATTCGTCTCCACGACAGGCAATCCCGGCCCGCTGAAATTCGTGACCCTCTGGGGACGTGTGTCCGGCGACGTGCGCGCCCTCAGCAGCATCCAGGAAGTCATCGTCACAGACATGACGACCATACCCGGAATGTCCGGTGGCGGGCTTCTCGACCAGTACGGGCGCGTTGTCGGCACGGTGTCCGCCGTGATGGTCCAGCCCATGTTCGGCACGCCTCTGGCGATTGGCTATGCGGTTCCTTCCTCGACGATCTGCGCCCTCTTGAAAACGGTGATACATGCCGACACCTCCGCTCTCTGACGAGGCGCTTCGGGAAGCTGTATCCGTGTTCATCGCGTGCGGTCGGAAACAGGCCGACGCTGCGGACAAGCTCGGATGCGCGCGGTCCACATTACAGAACAAGCTAAAACAGGCCGAGCGTAGGGGTGTTCTGGCTCCCCCAGAAATACAGGAAGCTGCCGAGGCCGGAGGGATATCCGACACCCGCACGCTTCAGCACTTCTGGAAAATCGTGAAGGGGAAGGACGGCAACGGCTATTCGCTGTTCGTCAAGAACCCACATGGGGGCGAACGCTCGTTTACAGACATCATTCGCGAATCCATCGAGGAAGCGAAGAGCGCCGACCTCCCACCCTATGAACCGCGCGCCGAAGCATCAGCCGGCGAAAACCTTCTCGTCCTCGATCTGGCGGACGTGCATTTCGGAAAGCTAAGTGTCCGCACCGAAACCGGCCATGAGTACAGCCGGGACATCGCCCGGCATCGCGTGATCGAGGGCACGAAGGCGCTGCTGAAATCAGCCAGGCCGATGGGCATCAAGCGCATCCTGTTCGTGCTCGGCAATGATATTTTACACACCGACGACAGCAAGGGGCAAACCACATCGGGAACCCCGCAGGACACCGAAGGCTCAATCTTCCAGATGTGGAAGGACGCCAAGCTGTGCCTGATCGATGCGATCAAAATCTGTCATGACGTGGCGGACGTGGATCTCGTTCATTGCATGTCGAATCATGACTGGAAAATGGGCTGGACGCTCTCGCAATCTGTGGGTTCCCACTTCCATCAATGGCCGACCATCAACGCGAGCGAGTACAATCTCTCCGAAGCGCATCGTAAATATTACCGCTTTGGGTCGAACCTTTTCGGCCTGACGCATGGGGACGGCGCGAAAGAGGAAAAGCTTTACGCTTTGATGGTGCAGGAGGCTCGCGCCCATGTCGGGGAATGCCGGAACCTGTATTGGCTTTTGCATCATGTGCACCACAAGTCGCGGAAAAAGCGCGGGGTGGATGTGTTCGAGACCGAGAAGGACCACGTCGGCATGACGACGATCTCGACCGGCACGAATTATCCCGAAGGCGCCGCCATCAATATCGAATACGTCCGCTCGCCCAGCCCTCCTGACGGCTGGCACGACCGGAATGGCTATGTGAACCGGCAGGGCGTGGAAGCTTTCGTCTTTCACCCGCAGGACGGCCAGAAAGCACGGTTTACCGAATGGTTCTGAAGCCCGTTCCCGAATGGCTTATCCGCCATATCCGCGAGCTTGGGCGGGCGTGGGCATTCCTTCTATGACTCCTGAGCGCTTCCTTCTCGGCATTCCCCCAAGCCCGCACATTCTGACGGAAGTCGAGGTGGATCACTGGTTCCGCCGCGAAGGGCGCAGGTTCGCCGTCGTCTTCCGGCTCCATTGTGGCTACCAGCCCTTGTTCTATGTGGCTGAAGACTTCCAGCTAATCCCGATTCCAGAAGGCTATGAAAGCGAGTGGGAAGATGAGCGATAAGGTCATCAGCCTGAGAGGCGGGCCGGTCGAGCAGCCGGAGAACCCCGAGCCTGTCGCGGAAGTCGTTTCAGCCTTGGAGCATCTTCTGGAGGCTGCCAGAACCGGAGATGTTGACGGCATCGCCCTGATCGCAACCCACCAAGGCGACCGCTATACAAAGATCATGCTTGGCTCTGTCGTCGGGCCGACTGCTCTTGGAATGCTCACGATCCTGAAAACGGAAATGATCGTGGAGCTTTGCGAGGACGACTAGCCACGCTCCCAATTCACGCCTTCATGGTACGATGACGTCCCCGGCGCGATTACGGAGTAGCTCAGTGACGCGCTGGTTTTGCAGACCGGGCACCGTAGCCCCAGATCGTCGGAATACAGACTGAAGTCCATTCCCTTGAGCTCACCCAGCCTACGAAGATTGACCGGCTTGCAGGTCTCGCATTTCGAGCAATGGAACGACAGCCCCATGTCGTTGGCGAGAAAGTCGCTGATTGTTTCTATCGGCATGACCTACCTGCAACACATCTCCCGTATCATCTCCACAATACCCCAGACAGCAGCACAGCAGAGCGCTACGATAACTATCGCTCCACCTAGCTCTGTGTGAAAGCGACGGGGTGTCATTTGGCCCTAGCGTCGCATTCGATTGTGTTCGGCGTCGGCGGAACCGGGCGTGGCGACTGGCCGCCAAGAAGCGGTGATTCGGATTGCTGAATCACATCCGAGATGCGGGCGGGACCAATTGCTGCGTCGATCCGGTCGCACAGTTCCATAACTGGCGAACCCATAGACAGGTCGTCAGCCTTTGCTAGAAGCATAGCGCGGGCTTCGGCGAGAAGTGCTTTAGTTGCCTCCAT